AAATGTTGAAAATATTTTCACAAAGTGTTGAAATTTTACAAAATGTTGTTATGATGCAACTATGAACAAACTAACCGACAAAGAACTAATTGCCTTGCTTGGTGGGCCAACAGTCCTGTCTAAGCGATTAGGTTTTCCCTCTAGCCAGCGAGTACACAACTGGATAACCAGAGGAATTCCTGCTTCAATCAAATTGGCTTACCCAAAACTTTTCTTAAACAAAAGGACTAAGAAGTGACAAAATTGTGTGCTGATTGCAACCAAGAAATTACTGGCAGAGAAAATAGTGCTAAGTTTTGTTGGACTTGTTGCGCTTTAAGACCTAAAAAAATGGTCAAGCACAAGCTGCTGCAAAAGTTAATCAAGCTGTAAAAAAAGGTATCCTACCGCCTGTAGCTACGTTAATTTGTGTAGATTGTGGCAAACCTGCACAATGTTATGAACATAGAGACTACAACAAACCATTAGAAGTTGTGCCAGCCTGTAAGAGTTGCAATACTCGAAGGGGCGCAGCTATTCCTTTAACAAAAGAAACAACATGACTCAAGCACAAGTAATCAAAGCCCTCCAGAACGGCCCATTGACTTCACACGAAGTAGCTAACCTGACTGGTATGCCACAAGCCACAGTCCTGTCAACAGCCAAGCAACTGCGTAGCCAAGGCAAGCTGACAACAGAGCAGGTCAAAGTAGGCAGACATTGGGTTGCTCAATACACCTTGGCTGACAATGAAATAGAAAAGCAAGACAGCAATGTCAAAATCATCTGTGGCATCAAGACCTATGGCATCTTTACAAAGGCTGAATATGCCCAGATGAAAGCACAAGCTACTCGTTTGTATGGCAAACAAGGCAAGAAAGAAATCACGAACAATCAATTTATTTGATACAATAATTTGAAACACGGCTAGGTGGGGGGTAGCTACCCCACCGAAAAGAGAAGTCTCCCCTCCTGCCGATTGTTTCTTTCTAGGGAGAATTGGAACTTGAGACAGCTATGCACTACTACTCTTTTCATGTGAGTGACTACATTCACGACACAGCGCATTTGTCAGCCTATGAGGATTTGGCATTTAGACGCTTGCTTGACTTGTATTACACAAGCGAAAAACCTATCCCAAACAAAACCCACGAGGTTGCCAGACGGATAAGAATGTCTAATCAAGAAAATGCTGTTCAGACAGTACTTGAAGAATTCTTTATGTTTGACATGGAAAACAATTGTTGGTTTCACAAGCGTTGTGACAAGGCAATTGCTGACTATCAAGCTAAAGCAGAGCGTAATCGTCAGGTTGGGAAACTTGGTGGCAGACCCAAATCAAACCCAGATGCTATCCCACAAGAAACCCAAATGGTTTCCAAAGATAACCCTAACCATAAACCAATAACCAATAACCATAAACCAATAGATAAAGAGAACAAGCGAGGCTCACGCCTCTCTCCAGATTTTTTCTTTCCAAAAGAATGGTGTGATTTTCTTGTTGAACAAAGACCAGAACTAAACGCACAACAAACATTTGAAAAGTTCAAGGACTACTGGATAGCCCAAGCTGGTCAAAAAGGTGTGAAGCTAGACTGGTTTGCTACATGGCGTAATTGGGTTCGCAACACAAACGCACCTAAACAAAATCCTGCTGACATTGTGAGGCTCACAGTTCCATCAAAGAATGAGCCTGACCCTGCATTGGAAAAGATTAAATCTGATGACAAAAAGGCAGTTCCTCCATCTTTAGAAGTTTTGGCAAAGATGGCTCAATTGCGTAAGGTAAATATATGAACAAGGAGAATTTAAATGAGTTGGCTCTTTTCGCAGGCGCTGGTGGAGGAATACTTGGTGGACACCTCCTTGGTTGGAGAACAGTCTGTGCAGTTGAATGGGAAGCCTACCCAGCAAGCGTATTGTGCGCCAGACAAAATGACAAAATTCTCCCGACTTTTCCGATTTGGGATGACGTGCAAACCTTTGACGGAAAACCTTGGCGAGAAATTGTTGATGTTGTATCTGGAGGATTTCCATGCCAAGACATCTCAGCAGCTGGAAAAGGCGCAGGAATTGATGGAGAACGGTCAGGAATGTGGGGAGAAATGGCACGCATCATTCACGAAGTACGACCAAGATTCGTCCTCGTGGAAAACTCACCAATGCTTACTTCTAGGGGACTTGGAAGAGTTCTCGGAGACTTGGCCTCAATGGGGTTTAATGCGAGATGGGGAGTGTTGGGAGCAGCAGATGTTGGAGCAAACCATCAGAGGGACAGAATCTGGATTGTCGCCAAATGGCGTGGACAGCTTTCACACACCCAACACAACAGGATTAGACGGTGGGAGCAACAGCAGAAAAGCATTAAAGAAAAGACAAGAGAAATTTCCTACGCCAACTTGTCACAATTCAAACGAGAAGGGGAGTCCATCGGAGTTCAAGAGACAGTCGCCGGGTCTTGGAACAGTTGTTTTAGTAGACAAGAACAAGACTGGTGGAATATTGAACCCAACGTGGGTAGAGTGGCTGATGGGGTGGCCGCTAGGGTGGACAGACTTAAAGCCATTGGAAACGGACAAGTTCCATTGTGTGCAGCAACAGCTTGGAGAATCCTAAGTGAGTCACTATGAAGCAATGAAACTACTGGACAAGGTGCGTGAAGGCGTACCTTATCCACTACACCTGATAAACAAAGCATTGGAATTGACTGGCGATTTATGTATTCCAGACGAAATGTAGAAAGCCCTAGTGACAGAGTAACTCTTGAGCAAGCAGAAGCTAGAGAGTTATTCCACAACTGGGAACAAACCAAGAATCGAGATTTGATTCGTGCAAGGCTAGAGAGAGCAGAACGCATCTATGGCTCTGGCTCAAGAGACAGAATCAGAGCGTACATGGCACAAATGAGAGAAGGAATACTGGAATGACATTCATGGTCACATTTAAGGTTGATGGCAATCCTGTTGGCAAACAAAGAGCAAGGTATGTCAAACGTGGAAACTTTGTCCAAACTTACACTCCTGAGAAAACTAGAACTTACGAATCTTTGATTAAAGAAGCAGCCATCGAAGCAATGGGAAGTTCCGAGCCATTAGAAACTCCTGTAACGCTTTATTTGTACATCAGAGTACCCATGCCTAAGTCATACTCAAAAAAACGCATAGAGGCTTGTTTAAATGGCTCTGAGCAACCAATTCGTAAGCCTGACGCATCAAATATTTTAAAAAGCGTGGAGGACGGCATGAACTCGGTGGTCTATAAGGATGATTCTCAGATTGTGAATATCCATGTGACTAAGGTTTACTCAAGTCAAGTTGGTGTTGATATTTGCGTCAAGGAGTGTCTTGAATGAAAGCACCTTACAAAGCCATTGAGTACATCATTGAAAACTCAAGCAAATATGCGGAAGCTAAAGCACAAAGAATCTACCTTGAGGAGTTCCGCAAAACTAAAAAGGCTCTGCTGATGAAGGATGCAATGGCTAGAGGGATAGATTCTGCTGTTGCTCAAGAACGTGAAGCCTATGCACACCTTGAATACGCTGACCTACTCAAAGGTTTGATGGTTGCCATTGAGAAAGAAGAAACCTTAAAGTGGATGCTTGTTGCTGCCCAAATGAAAGCTGACATTTGGAGAAGTGAGCAAGCAAGTGAGCGAGTTGGCGTAAAAACTACAGAGTAAAAATATTTGTAGAATTCAACAAAATGTTGATACAATGCACTCAGCCCAAGCAATTCGCAAGGGTACTTTTAAGGACTAAGCAATGAAATACGAATTTGACACAACTGTTGGTGAAGGCTCTGAGATTGTTACTGTTGTCATGGAATACGACACAGATTCAGAAGGCATCTATGGCGAGAACATTGAAGAAATCTGGTTTGAAGGTCGTAATGTGATTGGTCTGTTCTCTGCTGCTCAATTTAAAGAACTTGAGATTGAAGGCTGTATGCGTTTATCTAAGCACATCTTGGATGAAGCTGACCATGCTAAATCTGTTGACTACGATATGAGAGATGTCTAAACAAGCCGTTTGGCGAATCATTGTTATTTCACTAGCGACTTTTTGGTCGCTGGTGGTTTACTTCATAAGGTCTTTTTATGATTAAAAATAATATTAAAAAAATAGCATTAGAAGTTGGTTTTGATGATGGTGAAATTGATAAATGTCAATTGATGCTTGAACGCTTTGCCCATCTGGTAGCAAAGCATGAGCGTGAGAAATGCGCCAAGGTGTGTGACAAGTTATCAAAAGATATGACACCTATTGCCTCTATGAGTGCATGGGCTTGTGGAGTAATGATTCGAGCAAGGGGACAGACATGAATATCACTATCTACACAAAATCAGGTTGTCCTAATTGCGTGACAGCCAAGAATCTACTCAAGACTTTGAATCTTGAGTACAAAGAGATTGACATTGAAACTGGTGACAGATTTGCTAACTTTGTAGCTAACTATCCAGATGCTAAACAGATGCCACAAATATTCATTGGTGACCAACGAGTAGGTGGCTTGGCAGGTTTACAGGCTGCTTTAAAGAAAATGGAGGTTAAAAATGGGTAAAGGCTCAAGCCCAAGACCTTTTAAGGTAAGCAATGAAGAATACTCTAATCGGTGGGATGCTATTTTTGGTAGAGATAATGAGAAAAAGAACGAAACGAAAACATTGGAATCTGATAGACCCAATAACTCATGCGATAGTGGGTGCGTCAATAACCCACAGGGAGAAGCTGGACAAACTACGAATGATGGAGTATTCCGCACTTGAGGCGATTACCAAGGGCAGAGGAACTATCCATGACTGGCGCACTCTTGTGGATGTACTAAACCTGTCAGAAACGATGGGCAGAGCAGGAGTAGGCCCAGAAGTGCTACCAATCTGCGAGAAGGCGCAAGCAAGCCTCCACAAAGCATCTGGATACTATCAAACAACTATGCGTGTTATTTTAGATGCAGAGGGTATCCAAGCCTGTCGTGATTTGATTGAATTCGCAGACTTGCAGCAGTCAAGTATCCCTCGAAGTGAGTTTGAGAGATATATTCAGAAAACAAAAGACTACATTCGTTCACATGGTAAACAGGTGGTAGAGATTGAATAACAACCCAAGCAAGCGTGAAAGACTGCACTTAGCAAGGATTAAAGAACTTCCTTGTGGTGTTTGTGGTCAGTCTGCACCATCTGATGCTCACCACATAAAGCAGCATCATCAATACTTATGTATTCCTTTATGCAAGGATTGCCATCAAGGTAGTTTCAATGGGATTCATGGTCAGGCTAGGATTTGGTCAGTCTATAAAC